CGAGCGAATCGGCGTGAAACACCTCTTCCGGTGGGCGATAAACCCGCACGCGGTCCATATCGGGCCTGCCGACCTCAAATCCGGCATAATCTTGTATGCCGGTGCGCGACATCCGGGCCGAAGCCACAAGGTATCCATCCTTGGTCCGGCGCGTGCCGTCCAAAGTCACGGTATCGGTGAAAAACATGGTCAGAATTCCAGTACGGCTATCGCCACACAGCGGCAGTTGTAATCTTCGCCGGGGTGCCCGCCCTCGGGCGGATCGTCCCAACTGAAGGTTTCGCCCTCTCGGGCCCAATGAGATGGGCGTGCGTGCGGATATCTCCCGTCAGGATTGCCGCGGACACGCTCGTCCATCGCCGTGGACCACTTGTATTTCGTAACCCCAAGCTGCTGTTGGCGGAACTTGTTTAGATTCCCGTTGAACGTCTCGATCTGGTCACGAGCGATGAATTTCGCCCGCTTCATCGCCCATCCGAACGTCTCGCTGAGGATTTTTGCCAATGCCGGGGCGGCGAGTCCCGACAGAACGGCGGTCATGATCTTCGCCTCAACCCGCTTCGCAACGTCGTCGTTCAGCCCTTGGATGGCACTGACCGCCCGCTGCATAGCAAGGTTCATCACCTCCGACAGGTTATCCCTGCTGATGATGTATCCGAGATCGATTCCGACACGCGCCTTGACCTGCTCGACGAGGCGTTGCCGGTGGCGCTCCTCCTCACCGTTGAAGATGCGGTCGAGCGTCCAATCGGCGACAATACCGGCCAGCGCCGACGCCAAGATGTTGCGGATCAGCTTCATCGCCGAGGCGAGCCGTCCCGCGTTGTCATCGTGGATCGCGGCGACGGCCTCGGCGCCAGCGACGATCAAGTGCTCCTTAGCGACCTTCCATGCCTCACGCTGGATTTTAACGATGGCGCGTTCAAGGTCGTCTTTCGCGCCCTGCCGCGACGGGATCGGACGGAAGATGACGATCCGCTTCGGCCCCGGCCCTGCCTTCCGCCTGGCAAGCCCGGCAAGATCAATCCTGTCCATCCGGGCCGTCCCCGCCTTCGTCGCCCTCCTGCCCCATGTTGAGGTGCTGGTCGAGCGTCGGATACGTGTTGTTGGCGATCAGCTTATCACGGATAGCGCCCTGAACCGCTTCTTCTGAGAAGACGCCCATATCGGCGTAAATCTTGTCGGTCTGCGCGTTCTTGTTATCGATGTCGGCCTTCTCGGCTGGCGTCATCTGCCACAACGGATTCCATTCGTAGGCGGTGCCGTCCGGCCAGTCGCCGAGGGTGTGCCGGACGAGCGCCTGATCGAGCGGCCACATCGCCGGGGTCAGATATGACGACTGATCCGACTTCAACTTGTCGTAATAGTTGCGGGTATCGGCGTCACCCGTGGCGTTGAGGCCTGCCGGTGATTGTGCGAGCAACCGTGTGACCGGAATATCGCCACCGCTCGATGCATTCTGCATCGCCATGCGCACCATGTCGGGAATGCCAGCGAAATTGACCTGTTTCGTGGTGTGCTTCTCGCCGCCGCCGATCAGCAGCATGTTGATCGCCGACTTCAACATGTTGGCAAGGTTGAAGCGCCGCTTCAAGCGATCCTCGCCATCTGGCGTCGATAGTGCGTCGGCGAGATCAGGAACTTCGATCACATCGACCTTTGCTTCGTTCATCAACGCTGAAGCGTTGGCACATGCCGCGTCGGCCTGTTTAACCGCATCGCCGAGGGAATCGAGCAAAGAGTCACCCCATCCCTGATTAGCCTTGCGGTCCTCCGACGCTAGTAGCGATCCGTCGAAAATTGCAAACCGGCTGCGATGGATTTTGACGTTACTGACCGTGTAGAACTCGGGCTTCCCGAAGGATTCCGACATGATGTCGTCGCCCAAGCCCTCGGCCTGCATCTGGTTGCGTGTCAGGACGGTCAGATATTTTATGCCATCCTTTCTGATTTTCATCACGTCGAGCGGCTGCGACGGGTCAGGATCGCCGGTCCCGATCAGTATTGCGGCTCCACCGTATGCCCTCTCCCAAGTCAACGCCTCGCAAACGAGCCGTTGAACGCGGAATTGCTTCTCGACCTGATAAATCGCCTCGGCCTGCTCGCTCTGCCATGTCCTCCATTCCCTCGTCATATCGGCAGGAATGATATTGACCAGCTTCTTCGCGAGCCAACCGGAACGATACATCGCCCCGATCTGGTCAGCCGGAAGAGACTGAAAGTCATACCTATAATGGGACGACTTGTCCTTATCCGTGCCGATGCCGGAGACCAGATTTTGAAGCCCGTCGGTGATGATCATAGCGCACTCAGCATCCCGCGCTTGGCGCGGCGGTGATCCTCGCTGCCGTAGCGTAGGCAGTCGATGGTATGGTTTTTGGCGTCTTCAAGAACCGTTGTCGGCTTCCCCGTCACGCGATCGATCTTGAACGAATGCAAGGTCAATTCATCGATGGTGTGTTTGCACCGCGAATGGACGATGATGTCGTAGCTTTTCAGAAACTCGATACCGTCTTCGACCGAGCCCGTGCCCTTGATCGACGGTTCGATGCGGAACCCCCGCTTATTCATGAAGCTGATCGTCTCAGGACGCGAGCTATCAGCCCTGATCTTCACCTTCCGCGAGAGCGGCACCTTGTCGAACAGCGCGGGCAGATCGTCGAGTTCACACCCAACCTCATAGGCCTCGTAGTCGATGTAAATTCGGCGCTGCTCGTCATCAATCCAGAACCGGACCAGCGCCGACGGATCGACCGAGAAGCCCCAGTCGCCGCCCATCAGGAAGTTCACGCCTGCCGGTGCATCGAACTCGTCGATGCGCCAGTTGCGGAACACCGCTGCTTCGCTATTCCTGCGGTACTGGCCTAGCCAGATATGGGCGTACTTATCCGGGTCTCGGCGCTTGTCGTACTCCATTTCCCGGCGCAGCACGTCGGGGAACCATGGGTTGTCACTGAAATTCGCCTCGATGACGACTGCTTCTTCCGGCTTTTCGTGCCGGAGGAAATGGTCTATCGGATCGGTCGCGAACCGTGGGTTCCAGCTTGCCCAAATCTCGGAACCGTCGGCGCGGATCGTCGGACGCAACAGGTCAAGCGAAGTCTGCGAAAGCGTCTGTGCCTCCTCAACCCACGCGACCTCGTAGCCTTCCAGTGACTTGATGCTGTCAGCGGTGTGGTTCTGCATCCCCTGAAACAGGATGATACCGCCGCCTTTGACGTCGACATGGGTCTTCTTGACGTCGAAATACGCTGACGCACCATGCTTTATGATTTTATCTTCAAGTAACCTCTTAACTGACTGGTCCAGCGATTTCTGAATTTCGCGGATGCAGACGGCGCGCAACGACGGCTTGCGCACGCAGCGTTCGACCAGGTGCGATGCAAACCAGTGCGATTTCGCAGAACCGCGCCCGCCGTGAGCGCCCTTGTAGCGGGCTGGGCTCAACAGCGGCGCGAACGCCCTAGGCGTCTGGATTCGCAGGGTCGATGATTTCATACTCGATTTTCTGGAATAGCACCGGCCCGCCCTCGGCGCCGGTTATCTCGCTCTTCGTCGGAGCGTCCATGCCGAGCAGCTTTGCCCGCCGCTCCTGAATTTTCAGAACGGAGTCGATGGCCTTCGTGTCGCCCAGCACCGCTGCGCTATAAACACCGGTCATCATCTGATCCAGCCGGGACACTTCCAGCGAGCGCAGTTCTTCAGCCGGTTCGGTCAGCGTGTCGTTCAACGCTTCCAAAACGAGCTGATGTGCCCGCTGCGTCGTCACGCCGATCTGCTCGCCGATCACCTCGAACGTGTGTCCCATGAGACGAAACGCAAGAGCATCGGCCCGTTTCTTCTGGACCTCCAACACGCTCGGAGCGGTCTTGCTGGTCTTGCGTCCCTTCGGCCTGCCGGTCGGTTGTCCTGTCTTCGGGGTAGCCATTTCAAAACACCACTGCCCTATAAGGGGCTTGCATCAAACAGAAAGGCGGGAATCTCTCCCCGCCCTTCAGACTAAGGTCTCGGACGCCCCTCGGTCGGATCGACGCTCGTCGGTGTTCGGTTTCCGCCCGACGAATTGGAGGCGTTAGATATTTGGCTCTCCGGTCGTTACAGAAACAGGCAAGACGCCGTTCGGCACCTCGTCACCGACGGGATCAATCGCGCCGAGCCAGAAGCCGCCGCAACCGTTGCGCCTCGTCAGACTGCTTCACCTCGGAAACCATCTCTTTGAGATCGTTATATGCCTGGCGAAACTCCCCACGAGCCACGGCCTTGACGGCGCTCTTTCCGGCCTGACGGGCGTTCATGCAATGGGTGCAGGGTTTGAGCATAGCAAGTCCGTTATCGGCGCGGCATGTCCGATGCTCTGATGTACAGATGCTGAAACCGAGTTCTGCTTGAGGTAACGGCGCGTCTCGGCAAACCGCATAGCCTGTTACTTCGGGGCTCTGGCTATCAACAGGGCCAAGATTACCAGAGAAAACCCCGCCTCTCGATGATGAAAGGCGGGGCTGAGAATGTTTTGCGAACGGAAGCTGTGTTAATGCTCAGGTGTCGGCGGGAATCACACACCCGCTGACAAAACCGAAAGGAGGTGAGACATTTGAAATTCCGTAAGGTGAAACTGGTGATCAGGTTCCTAGGTTGCACTATAACCCTGATTATCAGCTAGCCCCTCGGGGGTCGGGAGAAATCCCGGCTCCCACGGATGGGAAGATGTCTCGCCTCCTTTGCGGTGCAATCACACTATCACAGTTCCGGGAAAACGCAAAAGCCGCCAAGGGGGAACAAGGCGGCTTTCGGTCATCCACATACGTCGGGATGACAATTTGCGTCTCGGATTCGGCCCCTAGACGCAAAAATTCATTTAAGGAAAGACAGGGCTAACCCCAACTCTCCTACTGTGCTCCTTTTACCCCTGTTCAGCCGCGGCTGCAACCCCTTTTGTTCGTGATTGATTCGGCTTCTGTTCCCGGCAAGCCAAGAATGACATTACAGCCCAAGGCACATGCAATTTTACGCAAGGGATTGAAATATAACGATATTCCAGTGAAATATGGTTAATCAAATCTTACCACATTTTTGGAAGGGGTGTTTTTGCTTTATAAGGGAAGACGATAGCCCGTAAAAAGTAGACCGACCGGAGTTAGCGCTCCGACCGGTCGAAAAGGGTGAGGTTTGCGTATTCCCGAAACCACCGCAAACCACAGGTTATCCCGAAACGGTTATACGCCGATTTGGGTAACCTGTTCAAGCCGGTTTCTGTTTATTGCCATACATGAGGTTATCTATGGCTAGAAACCGTTTTGCAAACGACAACCGTTGCCCGTCTCCTCAAATTTCCGAGAATGATGTTCCTCTGATCAAAAAGCGAATCCTGCAAGGAGAATTCCTGAACAGGATCGCTGCTGATTATGATGTCAATCCCGGTCGCATCTCCGAGATAAAGACCGGCAAGAAATATGGGGATATCCCCGCGGCGGCGTAATCCTTCGCAAACTTTGGAGGCGCGGTGCAAATCGCGCCTTCTTTCTTCTCTTCATAAACTATTTCAAGCGCGCCCAATCTGCCGCGGGAAGCA